AGTATTATTTGCATTAATTAAAATTAAATATTTGTATTTAATAAAATCAGTTTTAATTATTTCATACATTGTTTTATTTTTCCTTTCATTTAGTTATATAATTAATCTTTATTATGTAACAGTACAAAATTAATTATACTGTTACAAGATAAAAATTAATTTAATCTATTTCAGTTAATAAATCTGTTATATTACCAATATTATAATTAGTAACAATAATTTCAAATCCCATACTTTTAATATCTTTTAAATTTTCTAAACTTAAAGTTTTATTTTTGGTAAGTTTTACAAATTTTTTAGATATAAAACAGTTAGGATAAAAATAAATATTACCATAATTGCTTTTATAAATTACTTCAATTTTAGGTTTATTAATACTTGTATAATTAATCTCTTTATTTTCTTTTAAGTTATTTGTTAATTGTTGCATTGTTTTATTTTCCTTTTCTATTTAGTTATATAAATTATCTAAAATGGTATTTTGTCTTTTA